CATGGCAGTCCTCGTTCCGTATCTCCCGACCGGCCCCTACGCCGGGGGTCTCTCCGGACCCTTCCCGGGCCTCTACAACTGGCCGGCTCTCGGCCAGCCCGTCGCCCTCTCGGCGGCCTTCGCCTTTGTCGCCTGCACTGCAGCCGGCGACAACACCGTGCCGATCAACGGTCCGCTGCTCGTCGTGTTCCTGGCGTCGGTCACCGGCACCGTGACGTTCACCTCGGTCCCCGACTACTCCGGCCATGGCCGCGGCGGCGACATCACGACCTACTCCGTCACCGGCTCGACATACGCCGCCTTCTTCTTCCGCCCCGAGGGTTGGCGCAACGCCGACGGCTATCTCCACTTCGTCACCTCGGCTGTCACCGTGACGGCTGCGGCCTTCGCGATCAACGCGGTCTAGGAGTAAGCGATGCCAGGCACCACAGCATTTACGGGCCCTGGCTTCCAGTGGCTCATCGACATCGGCCAGACCGGAAACTTCGTTCCCATCGCCTACTCCCGCGACATCGAAGGGCCGACGATCTCTCGGGCGATGGCGGACATCTCCAACCAGACGAGCGTTCTGGGTAAGGAAGTCAGGCCGGCCCTGATCGACAACGGCACGATCACCACCGAGATCGTCTATAACCCGGGCGACCCGAACGTCAAGAACGTCATCGCGGCCGTAGCATCGGGCGTCGGCGCCAACTGGAAGATCCTCAACAACCCGCCGGTCAACACGATGTACTGGTCGGGCTACGGCTACTTCTCCGAGTTCAAGCCGAAGGCTCCCTACAGCACCACCGCGCAGACCGCATCGGTCGTCCTCACCGTCTCCGGCGGAGTCGCCCAGAACTAAGCCCCGCGGGCAGCCTGTGGTGGCCGCTACGGGGCGAAAGGTCCGAACATGGTAGATACCCTCACTCGCGAGGAAATCCTCGCCCTGGACGACAGGGAGGGAGAGTGGGTCGAGGTCCCGGAATGGAAGGGGCGGCGCTTCTACGTCGCCCCGATGGACGGCGAAAGCCGCGGCCTCTGGGACCAGCAGATGCTCTCCCTCCGCGGTACCAGGCTCGCGGTCAACGCCGACAACGTCGATGCCCGGATCGTGGCCCTGACCGTCGTCGATCCCGAAACCCGCGAGCTGCTCTTCACTCTCGCGGACGTCGAGAAGCTCGGGCGCAAGAACGCCCTGGCGCTCCGGCGTCTCTCGGGCGTGGGAGCACGACTCTCGGGCATCGACGCCGAAGCCGTCAGTCAGCTAGTCGAGCTCCTGGGAAAAGTCCAGAGCTCCAGCTCTGGGGCCGCCTGACGCTGGGGCTCGGACTCCGTTCCCTCCGGGAGGCCCGGCGCCATATCAACTCGCCTGAGTTCACTTTCTGGCAGGCGTGGGAGGTCCTCTACGGCCCGATCATGCCCGCCCACGGATGGTCTGAGGGCCAGATGCACTACGCCCGCACTCCAGCGGTCCCGGACGAGACGCCTGACGAGACGCTCGCCCGGCTAAAGGCTGCCTTCGCGCAAGGTCCGCAACCGTGAGCGCCGATCTCATCCAGGAGCTTCTGATCCGGATCACCGGCGATACGACCGGCCTCAAGAGTGCCGCCGCGTCCGCTAACTCCGAGATCGGGAGCATCGGCGCGGCTGGTGGGGGCGCCTCCATCGAGGAGGATGCCGCTGGCGCCACCGTCGGTCTGACCGGCATGAGCGGCGCGGCCAAGACCGCCGAGAAGGACGTCGGCGCGGCTGACAAGGAACTAGCCGCTGGGGCGAAGGATGCCGAGAAGCTCGGCAAGGCCGCAGGCGGTGGGATCTCCGGCATCCTCGGCATGGCCACCAGCATGACCGGCCTGCCGGGTCCGGTGATGCTCGTAGGAGTGGCAGTCGGCGCGACCGCCCTCATCCTCGACAAGGCCGCCGAGACCTCCGACGCGGTGAAGCAGCAGGTCGACCAGCTCACCGTCGCCATGAAGGACCACGGCGAGTCCTACGCCGAGCTCACGCCGCAGATCGAGGCGGCGATCAAGGCTGGCGAGCAGTACGGCTACAACGCCGACGATACCCGCGCCGCTGTCACGAAGATGACCGAGGCGGGGCTGACGTGGACCCAGACACAGTCCGCTCTCGGGCCCGTCATGGACCTCGCGCGGGCGAAGAACATCAGCCTGTCCGATGCGACCGAGACCTACACCAAGGCGATGATGGGCTCGGCAAAGGGCCTCAAGGACTTGGGCATCATCCTGCCTGCGGTGAACTCCGCAGCAGCAGATGTGACCAAGGCCACGACCAATCTGACCAAGGCAGAGGCCGACCTCGCGACCAGCAACGATAAGGTGACCACTGCGGCTAACACCCTCAAGGAGAAGCAGGAAGCTCTCTCTATCGAGGAGGCCAAGCTCAAGGACGTTCATCATCTGACCGCCGCCGAAGCTCTCGCGCTCCAGAAGGCCCACGACGCCGTCACGACTGCTGATGCCAACCTCGAAGCGGCTCACGATAAGGTGACGACCGCGACGAACAACGTCGCCACCGCCCAAGCCGCGCTCACCCTGGCCCAGCAGGGCGGGGTGGATAAGGGAGCCCGGCTGGCTCTGATCAATACCCAGCTCACCAAAGCCGTAGGCGATCAGAAGGGCACCGCCACCGAGATGCAGATCGCGCAGGCCAAGCTGAACGATGCCTGGGAGAAGTTCGCCGTCAAAGTCGGCCCGCCCGCCCAGAAGATGTTCACAGTCCTTGTGGGCATCGTTGGCGATCTCGCAGACGACGCCTCGACTCTAATCGACTACCTGGGGAGCGTCTGGGGGTGGCTCGAAAAGGTCGGCGTCATCGACGACGTAACCAAGGCTTTCGGGTTCTGGGTTACGACGGAGCAGACCGCCGTGGGGGTCATCGCGAACCTGATCGCTCTCCTGGCGAAGCTCTGGCAGAAGATCGAGGACGTCGGCACAGCGATCAAGAACAGTCCGATCGGTCAGCTCGGCGGCATGATCGGCGGCGCCACAGGCGCGCTCGGTAGCCTCGGCGGTCTCATCCCGAAGTTCGGGGCGGGCGGCATTACGTCTGGTCCGACGCTGGCAATGATCGGCGAGGGTGGGGAGTCTGAGGCGGTCATCCCGCAGCATCTCTGGCCGGCGCTCGGCAAGGGTGGAGGTGGCGGCGTGGTCAACATGACGATCAACAACCCCGTCCCCGAGCCCGCCTCGCGGTCGGCATTCCATGCCGGGCTGCTGCTGACGGCGCTCGGTTACGTCCCGTGAGGCTGACATGGCACGCCTGAACCAATGGGCCTTCCGAGGGTTCAACCTCAACCAGCCGGGCGTCCGCGTCCGCGACATGACCGGCGAGTTCGGCCTGCCGCCGCTGCGGGGGAGCGACTTCCTGACGATGGGCCGAACCGGACAGCTCTGGGTTCCCAAGCTGCCTGACGAGCGCCATATCTCACTTGAGATCGTCGTCTACGAAGACGCCTTCGGTTCGGGTGTCGGCGGAGCGCAAGGGTTCTTCGACCAGCTGGCCATCCTTTTCGCCAACCGGACACAGGGAGCCCTCGCCTACACCGATCTGACCGGCTATACCCGGACGGGTCAGGCCGAGTGCGTCGCTTGGACGCCCGCGGATCAGAGCGTCGTCGGGCGTGTGTTCAAGGGCGTCGCCGACTTCCTGCTCGCCGATCCGTGGCTGTACGGGCCGACCATCACCGGCAGCGTAGTGCCCAACGCCGGCCTTGCCTTCGGGACACCGGCCGGCAGCCCATCCAACATCTCCGGACCGCGCACTACCTGGGCTGTGGCTCTTTCTGGTGTCACCTCGGGTCAGCCGATCCTCGTCGTTCACGCGACGGAGGCCTACAACACCGTTCTGACATCCATTGCCGACACCTTCGCCGGTCACTACACCTACGTCAAAGTCGACGGCAACAACACAAATCAGGACCTCGAAATCTACATCGGTACGGGAGGCACCGGGACGTCGGGAACGGTGACTATCACGGCTCCGAGCGGAGCGATCGGCGGATATGTGATCCCAATGATCGGCGCCTCGACCGCTGTCGGCCTGTTGGCGGTAGATGTTCATGCCAACGCTACTGGAACCTATCCGGTGCAGCCCTCTATTAGCATGACTCCGACGGCCTCCTGGGAAGGGGCGCTGGTCGCCGTGCTGGCGCAGTACCCATCGGCCACCGGCGGCAGCTGGACTCCTTCCCCCAACTTCACGAGGGGCTTGTCGTATCTGGCGCAGTCCGTAGAGGACACCGCCTTTTACCTCTACCCGACATCGGGATCGGCCCTGGTGGTAACCGATGCCGTCTTCTCCGGCATCTGGGATATGGTCGGAGCGGTTATCAAGGGTAGCGGGGCGGCCTCGACGTTGAACATTACCAACACGGGCACGGCGACCGCCGAGAAGCTGACTCTCGACTTCCTCGGACCGATCGGCAACCCCACGATCTATAACCCCACCACAGGAACCTCGGTCACGATCAACGTGACGGTTGCCGGATCGACTCACCTTCTCGTGGATACCGGGGCGTTTACGGCGCTGAACAATGGCGTCAACGTCATCGGGTCGGTCGTCCATGCGATAGTCCCGGGGGTTACCTCGTGGCTGACGCTGGCACCCGGCGCGAATGCGTTGCAGGTTTCCGGTGCCGCTTGCACAGGGGCGACGGTGGTGACCGTCAGCTTCGCGCCGCCCTACCTATGAGCATCGAGGTACAGGTCTGGTCGCCCGACGGGACCACCATGCTCGCCATCCTCGACGGTGCGAGCAGCGTGCAATGGACCGACCTCCTGGGCGACGTGGGCTCGGGCTCCTGCGTTCTCTCGATCTACGACCCGAAGTACAATGCGACGAATACCCAGAAGGGCAACCTCGTCAAGTTCGTCCTGAACGGCCAACCGGCCTTCGCGTTCTTCAACACGGCCCCCAAGCTCACGATCGGCGAGGCCGAGACTTCGGTCATCACCTTGGCCGGCAATGCGGTGCTGGATTACCTCGGGCGGGCCGCCGGCTATCCTCCGGGCTGGTCGGGGTCGGGCACCTACCCCACCACCTACTCGTGGACCGGCCAGACCCCCGGTTACGTCCTCAAGACCCTGATCGACGCCGCGCAGGTCCGCGGTACGATCCCGGCCCTAACCTACGACTTCACCGCAGTCCTCGACTCGGCCGGCAACTCCTGGACGGCGAACGTCAACCTGACCGTCGACGCCAAGGCGACGCTCCTCGATGTCGCCAAGAAACTCGTGGCGCTGGGCATCGGGGTCTACATGGACCCGCAGCTCAAGCTCCACGCCTTCATCCCGGGAGCGCAAGGTGCGAACGTCGCTTCGACGGTCATCTTCCAGGCGGGCCGGCACTTCATCGCCCCGGTCGACAACGTCGGCTCGATGCCCACCACCGTTGCTCTGGTCGCGGGAGTCGGTGGGACGTTCGTCGAAGTCACGGACACCAACTACACCTCCAACCCCGCCTACGGCCGGATCGAGACGGGGCTCGACTACTCGACGGTCACGGGCGATACGACGCAGCTGACCAACGCCGGCAACGCGCAGATCGCACTCTCCGAGAACGCGGGCCAGGCCATCACGGTCAAGCTCAACCACGGCACCGGAGGACTGTTCGAGCCGTATGCGGACTACCACCTCGGGGATACCGTCGCCCTCAATATCCCCGGAAGCTACGCCAACGCTCCGGCCCAGGTCGTCGGACTCACGATCGTCGAGACTCCGAACGCGGACTACACCGTCGAGGCCAATCTCGGCTCGATCGCTTTGCCGATCGAACTCCGTCTGGCGCGGATGCTCGCCTCTATCAGCGGCACGACCTCCAACGTCTCCGGCGGAGTGACCGGCAACCTGACGCTCGGCAACCCGCACGGCTTCCCTGCTGGGACCGCGTTCCCGCTGAACCCCACGACGGGGATGGTGTTCTTCCGCACCGACCTCGGCGAGTGGTACTACTACGACGGGACGCGCTGGCTGAGCAACGCCAAGTATGCCGTCCCCATCGATGCTGCCGAAGGCATCACCACGACCGCGTATCTGCGGGGCGTGGAGGCCACTGGCGGGACGAACTTCTGGTACACGGACATGGTGTGTTCCGTGTACGTCGTGGCTACGCACAACGCCACGAACTACTATGACATCACCATGTACGACGAGGGAGTCGGGGCAGAGGGCAACGCCACAACCTCGTGGGCCATCGCGCCAGGGGCGTCCACGTGGGGGAACCTTGGCGTGGCACAGGCCATACAGGCGGTAAACGCTATTGGCGTCCGGGTGACTCCTCATGGCAGTCCCGGCACCATGACCCACGGCCGTTTCTGCCTCTATGGCCGCAAGATCGCCACATGAGTCAGCCCGTCGTCACCCTGAACGAAGTCAGCGCGCGATGATGTTGCTCCTTGGCACGGCCGATCCTAACCTGAACATGTACGTCAACAAGACGTCTACGCCGGGAGTGATCTACTGTTCTGTGGTGATCTACGCCCGGAAGGTGTTTACCTAATCCCGATGACCCCTACCCAGTCGCTCCTGAATGCCGTCCACGACCTGCACGACGACGTAGTCAAGCAGCTCTCGGACGTTGCTTCCCAGATCGACACCCTCGACTGCAAGGTTGAGAAGATCGACGGGCGCATCTCCAAGCTCGAAACCGACGCGGTAGTCGCCACCGCCGTCGCCGCTACGAAAGCCACGATGCTGGCCGAGCAACGCGTAGCCGACCAGGCGCACGTCGAGGAGACCCAGGCCCACGTCCTGACCTCGCTCCAGCGCAAGGGTCTCTGGGTCGCGGCGATCGGGAGCGTGGCGGCCCTCCTCACAGGGCTCGTGGACATCCTCGCGCACGCTGCAGGAGTGTGGCACTAGGGGAGTATCCTTCGGGGGTCCAGCCCGATAGACGAGGTGACAAGTGAGAGCCTGTACCCACCCTGAACACGCCCAATGGGGTCTTGGTCACGAGAAGGGGCCACCGCTCGCCACGGAGTACGCCGCCCGCTACCCAGAGGGTTTCGCCCTGCCGGCGACCTACTGGCGCACCCTCGCCGCGCCCATCCTGAACCAGACGACCTACGAGTGGTGTGAACTTTTCACCGCCGAGACGGGTCGTCATATCACCCAGCCGCCCGTCTGCACCGATACGTTCGACATCTTCGACCTGGCGCGGCTCATGGGCATGGCCCCGAGCGACGGCACCACGACGG